TTTGAGAGTAACCTCTCTGCATCTCAACTACCTGATTAACAGGCATCATACCTTCTGTACTTTGGCTTTCGTTGAGTTGTTGCATTTTATTTTGTTGTTTGTTTTCTTCAATTCTGTACTGTACTCCTCTTAGATCCATTTCGTCCCAAAACGCTTTGGCTTGGTAAGGAGTGTTTACTGTGTAAAGTTGAGCTTTAGCATGGATTCTATTCTTTTCGCTCTCGTTCATTTCAGACCATAATGATTTGTAATCTGCTGGCATGAATCTAACATAGTTAGCAACGTTTTCGTTTTTATGGTTAAGCACTGCTTCCATGATTCCTAATACGTCGTTTTCGTTAAACCATAGAGAACCGTTAAGAGCTTCAACAATCGCTTGTTTGCTATCAGTATCTAATCCGTGAAAAGACTTCTTGTTGTTCTCGTTCATAACCTTTAAGAAAGGATATTTGTTTTCAAGAACTGCTTTAGCTGAAGAACTGTTAACTTCAGTGATAACTGCATCTACTTTATTGATTAAGTTATCAATTGAAGTAGACTCGTTTAATCCTGCAACTCCACCAAGAACGTTTCTTCCTCCTACTACTGTTCCTCCGTTAAGAGATTCAGCGATGTATTCAGCATATCCGATGTTTTGATCAAGTCTTTCAGCAATGTACTGAGAATAGTCTCTATTAGCATTGATGTTTTCTCCAAGATATTCAGCAAACTCTATTGTTCTGTTTGCACCTTCAGCAATGTATTCAGTGTATTGTAATCCTTTATCTAATTCTTCTGCTAAATAGTTTTGGTATTTTACAGAGTTATTTAAAGTTTTGATTGAACTGTTTAAGTTTTCTTTCAAGTACTCAGAGTAATTGATGTTTTCATTCAATTTTCCAGCTACATACTCTTGGTAATTAACTGACTCGTTAAGTTTTTCTCCAAGGTAAGTTGCGTACTCAATCCCATTGTTAGTAGTCTCAGCAACGTGCTCAGTGTAATGAATAGACTCATTTAATTTATTTGATAAGTAGTCAGCGTAATTTACAACGCCTTCTAATTGTTCAGCTAAGTAATTTACGAATCCTACTAATTGAGAATCAGATGAGCTTGAATTAGCAGACTCAAGGACAGATTTGTGTTTCTTCAATTCTTGCTTAAGACCACTAAATTGTGATTTAAGAACTTCTGAATATTGATTCATTTGGTCCTGTGTTACATAATTAGACATACTTTCATTATTTTTTTGTGTCTTAATTGCTTCTTGGAATGATATTCCTGAGCCATTTTCTAAATTATTTATCTTATAGACTTGGTAATTATCTGCGAAATTTAAACTTTCTGAGATGTCTACCAGATGGTTTGCACTGATTATTGAACTCTCTTTCAATGAATTATAGCTTTCAGTTACCATTGAAAAATTGTGCTTAAGTGATTCATTTACTCCAGCTTTAGCCGATTTAAGAACAGCTTCAGTAAAACCAGGTTCACCTACTAAGTCATAAGTAAAGATTCTTTGTAGATGTACTTTACCGCTTTCGTTTACTTGACCAGCTGCTCTAGACGAAACTGATAGTTGAACTCCACCATCGATCAACGCTTTAGCGATTCTACCGTTTGGCGTGTTTTCCAAGATTCTAAGTCGGATGTTTACTTTGTTTCCACCGTCGTAGTTTAGGGCTTCGATGATGTGGGAAGCACTCTTAAGAGAAACTTCAAAGTTTTGAGGGTGATCTAATTCTCCAACCAATTGTCTTTTTGAGATCTTATCAGTTAGGTAAGTTAAGTGAGGAAGATATTCGTCCTTTTCATAAACGCGACGGTTATTGTTCATTTGACCAAAAACAGCACAAACTCCCTCGAGAATAGTTGCACCTTGAGAAGCGTTCTGAACCTGTAACTTTTGTCCAACATTTTCTACTATAAGTAGCCAATCATTGTTCTTTGAATTCAAGTTTGACAAAGCCTAAAATTTTTTTATTATTTATTAAAGCTATTGTCAATTTTTCTGAGTTTTACTCTTTTACAAGTCCGAATAGATTTTTTATTTGAGATTTTATTTCATCAGTCATTTCTTCTATTTGAGGCATAGTTATGTCTATTTTGACTATGTACTTGCCTCTTTCTGTTTTAGATAGGGCCAGGCCCTCATTTTTGACCGAAAATTCTATTTTGCTTAGGTTTTTAGGATAGTTTAGGCTAGCTTCATATTTCTTACCGTTTACCGCCTCAACCTTAATTTTTTCGTTTTCAATTATTGCAGAAACAAATGGTGCCTCAATCCTGTGTATCACGTTCTTGTCATCTATTGAAACGCTTTGTTCCATTACTAGCCATATCTTTATTAGAGAGTCTCCACACAGCGGCATAGATTCCATTTCTCCCCAGATGTTGACTATGTTTTGCATCTCCTCGTTACCGAGCTTTGCTAACCTTACTGTCGTTGTGTATTTGCCGTCTTCTTCCTTTATTGTGAATGGCATCTTTTTTAGATCAAAATCAAAGGCGATAGTCTTTTGTTCATCTTCCATAAAATAGCTTTGTACATTATCATAACCTATCTTAGTTCGTTTGAATTCTAATTCTATCTTCTTTCCTGCAAAGGCCTCACGAATAGGAACATAGCATTCGACAGTTATGTCTAGGTGATCAGTAGTCACCTTTGGCATCGAATGCGTTCTGCCTTGAGTCTGTCTAGTTTTATCGTTGCTTCTTTTTCGCCAATCATTGAATTGAGATCCTGAAAAACTATTAACAAAATCGTCGAACCCATATTTAAAGGAACTGTTCGATTTATCGTCGTATTGCTTCTTTTTTGCAGGATCCGATAATACTACGTACGCGTCAGATATGTTTTTAAATTTATCTTCAGCTTCCTTGCTCCCTTGGTTCTTGTCAGGGTGCCACTTCTTTGCGAGCTGGCGATATGCCTTTTTTATCTCATCAATTGAAGCATTCTTATTTAAACCCAAAGTCGCATAGTGATCCATCTATTTAAAAGTTTTTTCTAAACTATTCTATATTATATTGTATAAGAAAAAAAAGTTCTACATGGCGTTGGTTAAGAACCTTAAGGAGTTTATGAAGATACATGACGGGGAGAAGATCATTGTGTGCGGCTGCGGAACATCTCTTGAACAGATAAGGGGCCAACATGAAGACTACATAACAATCGGTGTTAATGATGTACCTGCAATGTTTGATCCTACCTATCTTTTAATAACTGACCACCCTGGAAGGTTTTATGGACCACGTAAAGAGCTTATTCAAAAGTCAAAAGCAAGATACCTTTTTACGTGTACTAGTGGATGGCGACACTCAAACCTAGTGCACTTTGATTTAGGTACTAAAGAACTTAGAAATCTAGACAGCAATTCTAAGATAGATCACTTCTTAAACTCTCCATACGTTGCAGTCAGCTTGGCATATAAGATGGGTGCTAAGAACATCGGCCTACTTGGAGTAGACTTCACAGACGGACACTTTTACAATCAAGAAGACGGCATGCACCCATTAATAAAGGCAAACTATCTCAAGCGATTAAACTCAGCATATCAAGTCATGGTCACCGAACTAGCCAAAAGAGGAACGTCTCTCTACAACCTAAGTGATATAAGTAAGATAGAGATTCCAAAAATCTCTTTAGAAAAATTTAAAGAATTATGAAGATAATCATTCCAGCTAGAGAGGGATCAAAGGGATTTCCACACAAGAATAGGATATTGTTTAAGTATGCAGTCAAGTCCATCCCAGCTGAAGTTAGAGAACATGTTTACGTTACGAGCGACGATGCTAAGATACTTAAGATGGCAAGTAATGCTGGCTTTAATTGTATCGAACGTCCTGATTATCTAGCATTAGACGTCACTTCAATGAAGGCAGTGGTCGCCCATGCATTAGAGTCAATGGAAGTTTCTGATGACGAGCTTGTCGCGATACTATATCTTACTTATCCAGAAAGAAGCTGGACTGACATAATGGATGCCGTTGCTTTTTACATTATGATGGAACCTGCAATGCCAGTAAGTTCGCTTCTCTGTAAAAAGCCAGCTAAGTCTAGCCCCTTTCTCTGCATGTATGATCTAGGACATAGGGGCAAGCAAATAGTTAAACATGACATATATCGTCGACAGGACTATCCAAAATGTTTTGAGCTATCTCACTTCATTGTTTTACTTAGGCCCAAAAGCATAGATAACTTAAACAACAATCTTTACGATAGCGAGACTCTCTTTTGGGAGATCGTAGACAAGATTGATGTTGACTATGAAAAAGACTTTTTAAAGATCCATGACAACTAATATAAGTGTAACTATAGAATTATCTGAAGATACTTCGATGCTGACTAAGGTCAGTTTACAGTCTTTCATAGAACACAATAAATGGTTTAATGGAACAGTTTATCTTTTGACATTTACTGATCTTCCTATTAAAACCAAGACGCTATCTGAAATAAAAATGATCTATCCTCAAATCGAAGTATTGAACATTACTGACGATAGAATAATAGCAAGAGCTATTTCTTCAATTAAATCAAATAGCAAAGAAGTTTTTTCGAGCCTAATTGACTGTTTAAAGTTAGGAACGCTTTTAATAGATGGGAACGTTTTATACTTGGCACACAGGTCACTCTTTCTTTCTAGCGTCGAATTCATGTTAAGCAAACATGAAATAATGGTTTCTCAAATATTAAATTCTGATTCTTCCTCTATTTTTTACATAACTGATAGCGTAGACAAGTCTTCTATGTTAACTAACATTTGTAATTCTCTCATGATGGAAGATTCCGTTTTCTCAAAGAGAAAAATAGATTTAGCGTTTTCTACTGAATTTAAGAAAGCGTCTTCTATACAATTCATACCTTCATCTAAAGTATCAACTTCTTCAAATTATTCAGATCGATATTTTACAAAACTTAAAGCCAATTTAAGTGAACTTGCATGCCTTCATTTTGAAGAAAAGATGCTAAGCAGTCCATTGCACACAAAAATAAACCAGTTGTGGTTACATAAGGCCAGAAAAGTCAAGTTATCTACTAATAAACCTGCAAACGTTGAACGCCGAAATGTCTTTACTAAGACATCTAATCTAGAATACATAAAGTCTACTGTCTCTATCTCAGACGTTGAGAAAAACTTTAAAGTCTCAGTAATAATACCTGCATATAAAGCAGAAGCTTATATAGAAGAGTGTTTAAATTCAATAATAAGACAGACGACATCAGCAGAACTTGAAATTTTAGTCGGTATTGATAACTGTGAATCTACTTTGAAAAGACTTAATCAAATAAAAAACAAATACCCTAACCTTAGGGTATTTTATTCTAATAGTTCTTTGGGTGCATACGTCATGCGAAACACTCTTAGTGAAATGGTAAACCATGATCACATACTTTTCTTTGATGCTGACGATATCATGATTCCATCAATGGTTTCATCAATCTTAAGAAAATACAACAAGTCAAGTCCAGTTAGATTCAAATACATTAACTTTAATCAGGGAGAAGATCCAATTAAAAGGATCTCCCCTCACCCTAAGCCTTCACACGGTGTTTTCTTTATATCTAGTAATCTATTCAATAGAATCGGAGGATTTCAAAACTGGCCATGTGGAGCAGACACTGAATTCATGAAAAGGTGCAGCTTCAATAAGATACACGACACAATAATAACTGCCCCTCTTTTCTACAGAAGGATTCACTCAACTAGTCTGACTCAAAATCCAGAAACAGGTTATCACTCTAATGTAAGGTCTCAGATAAACCTAAGAATAAAAAACACGATAGATTGGAGCATCCCTATCCGTAAAGTAACTTCAAAAATAAGTCAGATTTAATGAAACATTCAATAGTAACTAGGATAAATTTTACAGACCTTTCTCTCATGGGTGAATATTTAAAGATCACCAAAGAGATACTCATACCTGCATTAAAGTCTCAAACTGTAAAGGCTTTTGAGTGGATAATTCTCACAAATGTTGAAACACTAGACATATTGAAATCTGAATTAGACTATCCATTCACTCCACTCTTTAGTAACTCTGAGTGTCACTCTTATCTAATCAAAAATAATATCAATATCCAGACTAGACATGACTGTGACGATTATATGTCTCCTAACTACGTTGAGGAGATACATAGGCTTTACTTAGAAAATCGTAAAAGACACAAAACCTTTTTGATACAAGCGCAACCGACACAATTATTATATCAAACTGGAGAAGAACTTAAGCTTAAACCCTATAGCAATCAAAGGTGCTCAATGTTCCTTTCTTTATGTCAAGAAAAAGTAGAAAATCACATTTTTGAAAGAAAGCACGGCCAGATGTATGAAATAACAGGTAATGTAATTACTATTCCGGTTGGCTATGCTAAGTGGGTGATACATGGAAAAAATAGATCAGTAATTGAAAAAAAGAAATAAACATGGATTCTAAAAAACTAGACATATGTGTGGTTACATACAACCGCTTAGAATATTTAAAGCTTTGTGTATGGTCTATACTTGCTTCTACTAAAGTAGACTATAGGTTGTTCGTGATATCTGACAACTCTACTGATGGAACAAACGAATGGCTTCTTGGAATGAAAGAATTAGGAAAGATTGATGAAGCTATAATAAATTCTGAAAACTTAGGTAGCGCTGAATCGTTCAATAGGGTGATAAGAGCAACTTCTTCTGACTACTTTGTCATGACATGTGACGATATGTGGTTTCACAAAGGATGGGATCATTCAAGCATAAAAATACTCAATGAGATGAAGGACTGCGGAATGGTCACTTTCTTTAATTTTCCAATAAGTAAAGAAGATACTCAACTTAAGAGAGTCAATGATCATATTTACTTTAGACAAAGCACAGGACTGGGCTCTACCTTAATAAGTAGAGAGCTATTCGAAAAGGCTGGCGGATTTACTCTTCCTGATGGCTTAAAGATGGGGTATTTTGCCAGAGAGTTTTGTAAGAGGGCAGCCTTAACTAAGTTAAAAAGAAGCAAGCAATATTTAACTGATCCGTTCTATTCTGAACAAATGGACAGACATAATCCTGGAAGTAAGGAGAAGACTCCTCCCAAACTTTCACAAGAACACCTCTATTCTGAATACAATTCTAGGAGAACTTCTGAAAAAAATAAGTTTAAAAATAGATGATAGCTAAAAAAAAGATATCGATTATAGTATCTGCGTATGCTGCTGCTGACTATCTTAAAGAGTGTCTAAGTTCCATTAATAATCAGACCTATTTTGAAGATTTTAACGATTATGAAATATTAGTTGGAATAGATGGGTGCCCATCTACTTTAGCTGAAGTTAGTAAATTTAAGGACACTATTAGAAATTTAAAAGTAATATGGTTTCCTGTTAACTCTGGCCCATACTTAGTCTTCAACACCCTAGTATCATTAAGTAAGTTTCAAGCTATTTCTATATTCGGAGCAGATGACATAATGGAAGAAAACTTCATTGAACATAATTTAAGTCTATTGGAAAATAAGTCCTGTGTTTTTGCTATGGGCTGCAACTTTACTCATCCACATAAAGAAGAAAAGCAAAAAACATATAACCCAGACGGCGTTATCATATTTAATAAATCCAATTTTGTATCAATTAACGGTTTTGAACCATGGCGTTGTGGAGCAGACAGCGATCTTAAAAATAGATTTAAAATACTCGGCCTAACTTTAATAAATGCTAACACTGCTACTTATTTACGTAGATTACATAAAGATAGTTTAACTGCAAGCGACAACATATATGGTTTCGGTGGAGAGTATAGAAAAAAAGTACAAAAAATAGTTAAGGCTAGACACACAGCTAAGATAAAAAAATACAGTGTTTTTTCTCACTATCAAATAATTTAAAATACATGAAGCCTAAAATAACAGTTGCCCTTCCGTTATACAATATGGGAAAAATAGTTGAGCTTGCTCTACATGGTCTAGTTAATCAAGAGACACAATATCCTTGGGAGTTAGTAATATGTGAGGAAAATTTAGGAGATTATTATGGTCTTAAAAAATTTATGTCTTGGGAAAAAGATTTAAAGTCTAAAGGATGTGTTAAGATACATTACATTCAATTAGACGAATGGGTCCCACTTGGACAAAAATGGAAAATGTTAGCGCAAGCAGCATCAAATACTTTATGTTTTATTCTTCAAGCTGGTGATTGTCTATCACATAGTAAACGGCTTCAGGAGACATGCGATGCTTTTAAAAAGATTAACTGTAATTATTATGATGAACAACAAGGATACTTTTATTCGTATGAATTAGATAAAACTATTATCTTCAATCCTACTGAACTCTATAAACACCCGTGTCGCTTAAACATGGCATGGTCGACACAATTGATAAAGACACTGCCAGATAATACTAGGAAAAGACTCGTTGATAGTTTCCTATTTTCTGAGCTTTCTAAAAAAGAGAAGATAGTTAAATTTAGAAATACTCGCTTTCATGATGATGGAGTAGACGCAGATGGATATAATAATATATCAAGTCGATCGAAATTTTTTATGGAAGAATCTCAAATATTTCAGTTAACTAACATTGATTTAACTAATAAGATCCCAATCTTAAATAAATTTAAAGGCTTAGAACTTACTAAAAATAAAATAAAATAGTAATGGTGATAAAACAAGCAAGAGTTTCCTCAACCTTAGAAAAATATTTCGGGAAAGAGTTTAGAAGTAAATGGAAATTAGAGAAGTATTATGATCCTAATTTACCAGCGATATTTTTAGGTCTATATAAGAATGAAGATTTTGACGCTTTTCTTTCCCATAAATCATTTAGATTATTTGTTTTAGGTGGATCTGATATGACACCTAACAATTTTTTAAGATTACAGGAAGTAATAAATGACGGTAGAACTTTTACTTGTATGCACCCTGGTGAAATATCTAACACTCTATCTCAAAATAATATTCCCCATAAACACGTGTATATTCAGCTTAAAGACTATTCCAAATATAAACCTGTTCCACTGGGAGATAAGATATATGTCTATTTTGGTGCTTCTAGACAAGACTTATCGTACTATAAGTGGGAAGAAATAGTAGAGCCGCTAATCTCCCAGTATGGTAAAGATAGAGTAATCTTCACAAAAAACCAAACATCAGACTATTTAATTAACTCAATATATCCTCAAGCATTTGTCTATATTAAACCAGCAGTTACTGGAGGAACCACTACTATGTGGGAGCTCGGCCATATGGGAATCAGAACATTAGGCAAAGGCGACCTTCTTCCTCCTAATTTTACTCAATATTTTAATGTTGATCATTTAATCTCATTAATAACAGAAGAAGAAAAATACATCAGTAAAACTAGAGTTGACGTTGCAACTGAAGTTAAAGAACTTTTTGAAACTTCTAAAAATTGGTTAGATTTAGATTTTTGGAAATAAAATAATAACGATTAAATGAAGGTTTCAATATGTCAGTCTAATTATATTCCATGGAGAGGATATTTTGATCTAATTGCAAGCGCTGATGTTTTTGTTATCTATGATGAAGTTCAATATACTAAAAATGACTGGCGAAATCGTAACTTGATTAAAACAGCAAACGGTCTATCGTGGCTCACTGTTCCAGTAAGAAGAGAATCTATGTACCAAAAAATAAACGAAACTTTAACTATGCAGACTGGCTGGGAAAAAAAGCATATAAAAGCACTAACTTTAAATTATTCTAAGTCTCCATTTTTTCAAAAGTATAAAGATGAAATATTTGAAATATACGAAAACTTTACTTCTTTATCTAACCTAAATGTCAACCTGATTAAAAAAATATGTGAGATCTTACTAATAGATACTAAAATAATAGAGTCAGCTGACTTGTGTTTAACTGGTGATCGAAATTCAAAGTTAATTGATGCTTGCATAAAATTAAATGCAAACACATACATATCTGGCCCATCTGCGTCGTGCTATTTAGATACTGCCTTGTTTAAATCAAATAATATAAATGTTAACTGGATGGATTATTCAGGCTACTTAGAATATCCGCAAAGATTCGGCTCATTTATTGGAAATGTCAGCATATTGGATTTAATCTTTAATGTTGGTCCTAATTCTAAAAACTATTTAAAAAAACAATAATATGAAAAAAGATAAAATAATTATTTTCGGCGCTTCTGGTTTTATCGGAACCTACCTAATTGATTCTCTACTAAATAAAAATTATCAAGTATTAGCAATAGATTCAGATGACATGCTGTCTGATTATTATTTAGATAAAAAAATAGAGTTTTTACAATTAGACTTGCGAGATTCTAAAAAATTCAATGAGATAGACAGTACAGACTGCACAACTGTTATACAACTTGCTGCTCTGCAGCCTTCTAATTATGACCCGATGAAGCACTCGCCTAAAGATTACCTTGAGATCAATGCAGTAGGTACTCTTAACGTTTTAGAATTTTGTAAAAACAGAAATATTCCTAAGATAATTTATGCAATGTCACATAGAAACACATCAGGACATTGGGGAAAGATGAGCAAAGTAAGAGAGTCAGATGGTATCTCACAAGAATACTTCGGTGAATACTCAATGTTTAGTATAGCTGAAAGTTGCGCACATGAATGCGTAAAACATTACAGTGAAAGCTATAATATCAATTCAATAGTTTTTAGGCTCCCTCCTGTTTATGGATACGGTCCTCACCTAGACATATTTAAAGGAGGTACACCAATACGGACTGGATTTCAAACCTTTATCGATCGTGCAATTTTAGGAAAAGCAATAGAGGTTTGGGGCGATCATCACGTAGGTAGAGACATAATATATGTTAAAGATGTAGTTTCAGCATTTATCTGTGCGATTACTTCAGATTCTGCAAAGGGACTCTATAATATATCTTCAAACTATTCTTTAACTCTCTTAGAAGAAATTAAGACTATCATTGAGGTGTTTAACCAGACGAATAATATTGAGTTATTATTCTTTCCCGAAAAAACAAATTTTATAGACTGTTTTGTGTATGACAATAGTAAAGCAAAACTAGAACTAAATTGGACTCCGAAGTATAATTTTAAAAAAATGCTAATTGACTATAAAAAAGAAAAAGAATCTAATAAATTCAGTTTCTTAATAAAAAAAAGAAAAAAAATGTTTGATGAATATGGAAAAACTAGAAGGCCTTGAATTTATGGGCGAAAACGTAAAAGAAAAATTAAAGTCATGCGGTAAAGGAGTTAAGATTTATCCAATGGCAAAAATAACAGTACCGCAAGTCGTTGAACTCAGCGACGATTGTCGAATCGGGGATTTCGTCTTCATTTTTGGTGGTACTGGAGTTAAAATAGGCAAAAATACAGACGTTCAACCTCACACTACTTTTTGGGGAGGAGGTTTAACTATACTTGGTGATAGGGTGTCTACTGGACCAGGAACAGTTTTTTTATCTGCTACCTATTCTCATGCAGAAGGCTTAACTATGGTAGACGGATTACAAGAAGGCTCGACTGAGACTCTAGGTGGTGTTTTAGAAGTAGGCAATGATGTATACATAGGCGCACGAAGCGTAATAATGCCAGTTAAAATAGGTGAAGGTGCAGTAATAGGTGCAAATAGCTTTGTTAACAAAGATCTAGATCCTTGGGGCATTTATGTAGGCAGTCCGGCTAAAAAAATAGGTGAACGAAAAAATAATCAAAGTTATGCCGATCAAAATACACAATCCCTATAAGATAGTTCAAATGTTCGAAGAGGAACTTGCTGAGTATACTGGCTCAAAGTATGCAGTTGCAGTAGATAGCTGTACGAGCGCTCTATTCTTGTGCTGCACTTATCTAAAAGTAAAAGCAGTAACTATTCCATCACACACATATCTTTCCGTTCCTATGAGTATACTACAAGCCGGTGGTGAAGTCGTATTTGACTGTAGTGTTCAAGCTAATCAATGGACAGGCGCATATCAGCTTTCTCCCTATCCGATATATGATGCAGCGAAGAGATTTACTTCAAATATGTACGTTCCAGATAGTTTTATGTGTCTTTCATTTCACATAAAGAAGAAGCTTGGAATAGGAAAAGGTGGAGCAATATTAACCAGTGATCCAGTTGCGGTTGAGTGGTTTAAAAAGGCAAGATATGAAGGTAGAAGCGAAAAGTTCTATAAAGAAGACGATATCACAAGTATTGGTTGGAATATGTATATGACTCCTCAAGAAGCTGCTCAAGGATTAGCTCTAATGCAAAACTATCCAGATCATAATAGTGATTTACATGAGGTAAATGGCTATCGGGATCTTACTGAGTTTACAATATTTAAAAATAACAAAACAATAAAATGAAAGTTGCAGTAATTGGACTTGGCTTCGTAGGCTCTGCAATGTTTGAAAGCTTTAAACAGAAAGGAGTGACTGACTTAATTGGTTATGACAAATATAAAAAAATAGGTTCTCTAGAGTCGTGTCTAGACTCAGATATAATCTTCTTATCTCTACCGACTCCTTATCAAGAAAGTACGGCAGAATACGACAAATCAGCAATCGTCGAGACTTTAACTTTTTTAGCAATTGAAAGTTTTACGGGTTTAGTTGTGCTAAAGAGCACAGTTGAACCTGAGACTACCGTTAATCTTTCTAGAGTATTTTCAGGTCTTTCTATAATACACAATCCTGAGTTTTTAACTGAGCGTACTGCTCTTGTAGATTTTAATAATCAATCCCATATTGTGCTAGGGACTGGACCTTCATGTGGAGGCTGCCAGTTAAAAAAAGCAGTTGATTTTTATTCTAAGTTTTATCCAGATGCTAAAATATCTGTCTGCACTTCTACTGAGTCTGAAAGCATGAAGATCTTTGCTAATTCTTTCTATTCAGTTAAAGTTCAGTTCTTTAATGAGATTTATTTACTTTGTGAAAAGATGGGATGTAACTACGAATCAGTTAGGGATCTTATGTTAGAAAACGATTGGATAAATCCTATGCACACGCAAGTGCCCGGTCCAGACGGGCTCCTAAGTTATGGAGGTTCCTGTTTTCCAAAGGACACGAGTGCACTACTTAAATATATGAAGAAATACAAAACTCCATCTAAGGTCTTGGAGGCAACTATAATAGAAAGAAACGAGATGAGACCCGATAAAACTAATATCATAAACTAATGAAACTTGGAGTATCCTATATAGTGTTTGATGGAGTAGAACTCCTAGAGCACTCAATCAAACAGATAAGAAAACACGTAGACTATATACAAGTAGTTTATCAGACTGAATCTTGGTTCGGTCACCCAATAAAAAACGAGGACCTAATCATTCTAAATTCCCTAAAGGTTAGTGGTTTAGTCGATGAACTAAGTAAGTTTTCTAATTTTACTCCATTAAGGGACAGCTTAGCCAATTCAATAGCTAAAGCAAAGACCTATGAGAGGGAAAAAAGATACTTTGGCCTAAAGAGCGCCATTAAAAAGGGCTGCACTCACTATCTTTGTATGGATGTTGATGAGTTTTACATAGAAGAACAGTTTGCGAATGCCAAGTCAGAGGTCGAGAAAAACGATTATGGCTTGACTGCTGCTCGATTCATAAATTATGTAAAGCTTCCTACTCTACATAGAGGATATGACCCTTCTCGAGTACCTTTCATCTGTAAGGTCGACGAATCGTCTGCCATGACTAGTCGATTTTTTGTAAAATGTGATCCGACTAGAGGAATAGCTTCCAATGTAAAGACTACTCATGAGTTTGACCATGAGTTTATCACCATGCATCACATGGAAACTGTGAGAAAGGATCTTAAGATAAAGTATGAAGCGACTACTCGAGCAATATTTAAGAGAGCAAGCGCAAATACTCTCATCGATAGCATAAATAGAGTTAGTCACAAAAAACCTGAACTAGATTTCAACAAGATCATCTTCCCTTCCCTAGGCAAGATTAGACTCAAGTCTTGTGAAAACATATTTGAAATACCCTATGACGAATGGAAAAAGTAAAGATAATTGCTGAAATTGGAATAAATTACGCGTATGGTTCCAGCCCAGATAGCTTCATGGCAAACATCAAAAAACTAATAGACGTTTCTGTGATTGCAGGCTGTGACTATGTGAAGTTCCAAAAAAGAAATCCAGCTGTTTGTGTACCTGAAAAGGAAATGGCAAGACCAAAATCAGTTCCGTGGAGAAAGGAAGAGACTACTTATCTACAATACAAGAATGACATTGAGATGTGGCAAAAGGAATACGATGAGATCGACGATTACTGCAGGGAAAAAGGCATTAGCTGGTTTGCTTCAGTCTGGGACAAGGATTCAGTCGATTTCATGAGAAGGTATCATACTCTTCTACCCAATGGGAAATCTGGTGTAATGGTAAAGATTCCATCCGCTAAGATCACTGACTTAGAACTTCTTGCTTACGCCAACGACTGTTGTGATGACGTTTTAATCTCAACCGGTATGAGCAATCAAGGAGAGATTGATCTAGCGATAATGACGGCTCATCCTGGAGTAGTTTTTCACACTAATTCAACCTATCCTGCGCCAATTAACGAGCTCAGCCTAGACTACATCATATATCTTAACCACATCGCTGGTGAGTTCGATAGGCGGTTTGAAATAGGTTATTCTGGTCATGAGTTTGGGTTGACAACTACAATCGCTGCCTCAGTAATAGGTGCAACTTGGATAGAACGTCACATAACGTTAGACCGGACTCTTTGGGGTAGTGATCAGATGGCCTCAGTTGAACCTCAAGGTCTCATTAAATTGGTAAAGAGTATAAGGGACATTGAGACCTCTCGTGGAGGATATGGAGCCCGGAAAGTTAAACCGTCTGAGTTAGAAAAAAGAAAAACGCTCAGAGGAAAATGATTAAGGACCTCGTGGGATACCTAGACCGTTTAGAACGTGAATTGATCATGCGATCATACTTAGACGGTTGGTACATAAAGTGGCTAGAAAATAAGATAATTGAGACAAAAAATAAGATAGAATGTCTAAAAAAATAACAGTTAAAAACGTACTTCAATTCATTGAAGGTAACTTAAAGATGCTTGGCGATCATATCGACTTGATCCCATATCACGAAAAGGAGCAAGTGATCTATCGAAGCTGGGTTTGCCGAGCTGACTGTATTAAAAATGAGTACTGTGTCTTCTGCGGTTGTTCTGTTCCAGGAAAGCTATATGTTAAGGAATCCTGTAACGAAGGCGAAAGGTTTCCTGACATGATGGACAGCTCTACTTGGGAAGAATATAAGAAGGAAAAAAACATAAAGGTAGATGAATTACTTTATTGACATTGACGACACCATATTTGAATTAGTAGTCAAGGACGATTATCACACAGCAATTGGCATGCCTGACGCAATAGCTAAAGTAAACTCTCTCTATGAAGAGGGGCACACTATCGTATTGTGGACTGCTCGTGGTGCGGTTACCGGTAAAGACTGGCGAATCCTTACTGAGGAACAGCTGAAATATGCTGGTGTAAAGTACCATGAGCTAAGACTCGATAAACCAGCATTTGACGTCTTCATTGACGACAAGGCAATAAACGCTAGAGACTGGTTAAAGGGATGAGAGTTCTAGTATTGGGAAACGACCCTCAAATAAATGAGATAGACTTTTCTCGTCTCCAAAAGGATGTCATCACACTTGGCGTAAATAGGATCTGGCTTAAACACATTCCTAATTACTTTTTCTTTAATGACTTTGAGATACTTAAGGAACTTGAAAAGAGACCTGACGTAGTAAAAGCACTGACCTCAAAGTCTAGGTGTTTTAGTAGCGACTGGCTCACATTCTCTAAGAAGAATAGTGTACAAGTACCGCCTTGGGTAAAAGTTTATCCTAGACCGAATCCTGCCAATTTTCCTGACTCAGTCACAACTGCAATCTCACTATTTAGGTCTCAGTTTTTAATGGATAGGACTGCAACTTTTTATTTGGCTGGCATCTCTTTAAAATGGAGCGAACCTAGCCACTTTTGGAAAGACTTAAATCACATATCCTTAAATAATCACGGACCGGCCTGGTATGAACCTAGGTTTAGAATGATCTTAGAAAACTTTAGAAAACTAGTGATTCCTAGAAACCGACTCATATCAGTTCACTCAGACTCTTTATTGAACAAACACTATCGTTATGAGGGAATAGAGAATCTCTATACTAACTAGCCTGGGATTGCGGAAAGACCGCTAGTGACTGTTCCGAGTGTTTTAACCAAAGTGAGCACTGCTTCAGGTAGCTCAAACTTTAATTTATTGGCTATCATCAGCACCGCAGTCAAGGAAGAAAGAACAATATTTAGAGTCTTGAGTAGATTCTTCTTGGTTTGTAAGGCAATTCCTAATGTATAAGTTGGATTAGGCACAGCTGGTGGAAGAGCGGCAGGTAGTGCAGCAGTCGCGACCGTTGCTTGAACCTCAACTGGAATAGAGTCTAATGCCTCCTTTGCCGTCTTATATTCCTGTTTCATTTTAATGATGTCTTCCTCTACTGAAGGTTTAAGATTATTCTTTACTTCGTCAATGACCTCCTTTTTTGAATCTTCTGCCGCCTTATCTGCTTCCTCTTTAGTCATTCCTCTCTCAATCTTTTCAGCCTTAGCTGAATCAATCATCTTCAAGTATTTACCAAGAGTCTCGTCCTTTTTTATGATATTTTCAATCACCGAATCTGCATTTAGTCCAGGGATATCTATTCCAAGCGAACCTAATTCAGTTACCGCTTTTGTTTGATCGTCTATTGCCATCCTTATTTAGTTTTTGTTGTTTTACTTATCACCACATCGGCTATAAGAGGAGGAGTAGGTGGTGCACCAGCTGACGGGTGTACGTGAGAGTTAAAGAGTTGAAGAAAAGTCTCGCCCTTTAATACGTATTCTGAAATTGCTGCTGACGTTGTTGCTCCAAGCTCAATATTTGGTGAATCTATTACGACCTTATTATCAGTCTTCACAGTTATTAGATTATCCGGAGCCAAGTTTATGCTTGCTCCCTTTACTGAGAGAGTCAGACCTTTACTCACGCTAAACCACAGTTTTAATTCTTGGTCTCCGTCAAATAGAACTATGTGACTGCCTGCGTACTCAGTGTCGAGTTCACCCTTAACATCGTCCGCTAATTCCTGTAAGGAAAAGAACTCTGGTGAATATGGGTTACCGTTATCAAAGACTACTCCAACTACTGAATTTAGCTTAGGAATGGAAACCGCTCCTCCCTTGCCAGCTTGCCCAAATACAGTTCCTCTGTTTTTCGGAAAGGCCCATGGAATGTCTTCTACTGGAATCTCGTCGTATATGCTTGCAACTCTTACTTTGGCTCTGCCTTCTTTTCTAGGATCGTCGATGTCCACAATTATTCCTAGGAACTGTTTGTCCAATAGGTCTTCAAAGTCTCTAGAGTTTATGTCGTGGTTTCTGCTCATGTCTTATTATATCTTAATGTTTGAATTAGTTTTATTCATAGACGTCTCCTAAGTTAGTCGGTGGTGCTGATCTTTGTTGGTCAGGGTAGATGTCTCCCAGGTTTTTTACTGGAGCATATAATGCGTTTGCAATCGGCTCAGTCACCTTGTTAGTAAGACCGCCTATGTTTTTTAATCCATTAACAGTTGCCTCTATTCCCTTGGCTGCGAAATTACCTACGACAGGCAGACCGGCTGCAGTGTTAAGTAAGTTAGTGCCGTCTCTTGAGATGTCGCTAAGCTTCCACGGGTTATTGATCTTATTCTTTTCTGGACCATCGTATAACTTGGTTCCATCATAGTATCCGCTCTCTTCTTCAAAGTAACCGACCTTTATTGCAAAGGAATTATTATTAGGTACATTACCTGTTGCGACCTCTATCTTATTACCTGGTGCGAAACTTCCGCTAAAGTCAAACTCACATTGCCTACACTTAAACTTCATGAATCCAAACTGCTTTACTGTGCTGTTTGCATCGTCAGCCAGTCCAAGTCCACTCAGCGAAGAAGCTATCTTGCTGCCTACACCATTTATTGCTGCTGTGTTTATACCTAGGACGTTTGCAACGTTGCCTGCCATTCCAGGAATCTCAAACCTAATGTTTCTAGTCTCAGCTATCCAAACTTCCATCGTGAACCACCTTAGATTTTCAGGTACTCTAGTCAGCATCGCCTCTTTGTCATAGATCGCTGCTCGATATAGGTTTGCAAGCTGAGTTATCCTCAAGTCTACTGCCTCTAGGGTTTCAATAGTTAATATTTGATCGTATTTCTTGGCGTCATTCATGTTAGTTGCTGCCTCATACATTTTATCCAAACCTGAAATGCTTTGAAAGTACCAAGGAGCTTGTGTCGAAACGTATTCCAATAGGTCTCTAAATGCTCCTAGTGAGTGTTCCATATCATTTCTACCGATTGATCCCAAGTAGCTTCTTGCAGAATATGGAGTAGCTCTGCTTCCTATTTGGAAAAGAGGACTTGCCCATAGAGAATTAACATGAGTTGGGTCCAAGCCATTAAAGCTAAAATCGATTCCAAAGCTCAGATAAGTAGGTTCATCGTATGGATCAGTAACGTAACCTCTTCTAAAGTTACTTACGTTTCTAGCTACGTTAAAAAAGTTATACATGCGGCGTCGTTGTTTTTTTAGTTGGAATCCATTCTCTTCTTGCTAAAATTAGTTCAGTGCTAAATTCCTTGGTCGCACCGTCGTAGTTATATTTAGCACCCTTTACCCAGTATTTACCACTTAGCTGTGTGTCTGGAACCTCATCTTCTGGTGTTAAGTTCTTAGGGTTACTAGCTTTGTCTTGCTCAAAGTCCTTTCTAATCTGTTGAGCCACTCTTTGTGTTATGATTAGCGGAACGACTGATCCCCTAATGACTTGAAAGCTTATTCCATTTAATGATACTTTAAGCTGTACCTTTTCTAGCTCCTTTAGGTTAATGTCATTTGCAACCTTTGCGTGATTCCAATTCGCGTGAGTGTTTCCATACTCAATGCTCATCCATTTCTTAAGACCTACTTCGCTCAATCCTTCAGATTCAGGTAAGAGTATCTGACTTTCAGGCAACCCAATCGTGTTTGTAGGAGCCACAAAATAGTCAATGAACTTATCTACTGGCTCAGCGTCTAGTGAGTGGTCGTAGTAATAGACCTTCTTTTTATAACCGTTCTTCTTTAAAATCTGACCCTGGTCGGAAAGCATCGATATGTCTACTATGTAATGAGGCTTTCCCTTACTTTGACTAAGCGTGGTAAGAAAGTTTAAAGTAGTAGCATCAGTCGCTTCTGCCTTAGAAAGAGCATTCATGTCAATTGACCCAGGATTAAGATGAGTTGTGAAAGTATCATCTGATTCCATTTGTTGCATCTGCACATTAATGTTTAAGTAATTTAAGCAATACTCCTTGTTAATGAATGCAGTAAAGAATGAGTCTTCATCCTGATAAGAATGACCTATCACATCCCGTATAAAGTTCGATGGACTCGTATTGAAGTTTATCCAAGTCATAACATCGGCTGGCTTTACTGAGTTTTCAGCGAACCCGATTTTTAACTCTTCTGCAACCTTAAATAAGGCATCCTTAGAATTGACCTTCGAATAGCTCTTAGAAACATTGTTATAGAGCCTAGGTATGAAGAGCTCTCCCTTTATGATATACTCAATTCCACCTGAGCCCATGTCAGTATTTCCTTTTTGACCGGGCATTGCCCTGATTGATGTTATTAACCAGTCCTGGCGTAACGGTTTAAACTTTTCATTTGCTACCTTTATGTAAGAACTCATTATCATGTTAGTCTTAGGAAATGAGTTTCCGTTAAATTCACCAGATGCATCTGTGAAGATTAATGTCACGCTTGGCACGAATCCAGTCTCATCTATTGTAAAATATTCTATGTTAAGGACCGAATACCCGTTTATTTTTATAAACGGTTCATCTCTACCAGCAGTTTGAGCAGTAGTTGGTCTATTATCAGTTTTCTTTAAGATAGCTAATGACTTTGTTGTGTTAGAATCATCGATATCTGTCAATTCTACCAAGCTTAACTTAGGATCTAATGTTGTCAGTATGAGTTGATCTAGTGCCATCTTATAAGTTAGTAGTGTTGTTTAGGTTAGTTATTACCCTAGATCGACTTAATGATCCGCTCTTGTTTGCTTCACTAGACTGTGACATGCTTCCTCCAAGAACAACTAGTCCGTCTCGAGTCACAATGTTTTTAACCCCAGTCTTATTAACGTTGGGCGGAACTAATTCTTTGACCTTTTTTCTAAGGGCATCAAGTCGCTTAACATCAGTATTGTTTCTAGGTTTGACTAGCTTCTTCTCATTTGCATTTGCGTCTATTTCCATTCCCTTTTCAGGAACAGTCTTAGGGTTAGTTGCGCTTTTCATGATTATCTGCATCTGTGGAGCAAAAAGAATCTCATCAGGCAAAAGCGAAAATGGGTTAGATATCCCGTTAAACTTTAACAGTATATCCCATAGCGTATTGTCTGCATAAATACGGTTAGCTAACAGGTCAGGTCGCATTGCTTCATCTTCTTTGATTCTTACTGGACCCAGTGTCGACATTCTTTCTGGATATGTGAATGTTGAGCTTATTAGGTCATCAATTATGTCTCCGACCGCAGTCGTGAATCTCTTTTTTCTAGATAGTAATTTACTTATTAGCATGTCTTTTAATCTTTTGTAACTCTATTAAAGAAATAACTAGGCAAAATGTTTGAGTTTGCAAAGTTCGCTCCATACGCTCTTTCCACTGAAGGTTTAAAATAGTTAGATAAGTTAGTCGATGCAGTATCCCTGTCTTTTAATGCAGACGTTGAATAGTCAGTCTTATCTGTGCTCGTAGTTTGTGAAGGGCTAGCTGTTCCTGTGTCGGCTGCCTTCGATATCTCTTGAGTATTTATAGGTAGCCCGTAATAGCTACTCATTCTAATAGAGTTATTTTCTCCTAGAGTGTTTGAAGCACTAGAAGGTTGTGCCAACATAGATGAAGTCAAAGGACCTCCTCCCAAGTTAAACATAGATTCAATGTCTTGTTTTGCACGAGGTCTTCCGTGTTTTAGAGTCACTGTAAATTTCATACTTGTTGGAAAACCGTCTTCTCCAAGTTCATCACCAAAGGTTAGGCTACATGAGTCTAAACACAGATTTCCTATCACTGCAAGAGGTTCCATCGGATTGCCTATCATCATGTGCCATTCACCGACTGCTCTACCGTCCAATAACGATCTCATCAAGAGAGGTTTTTGAGTCACCCCACTGAGTCTGCTTCCTGCAAAGATCTGACCTAGTTTAGAGTTTTCAGCGCTCGTCTTAAGCACATTTGTAATTGCATCAACATCACCACCTGCGCCAGTTAACTGTGTCTGTATGTTATCCACCCAAGACTTAAGGTCTTTTGCTGCTCCTAGAAATTGTGCGCCAGTTCCGCTCATGACATCAATCATTCCCTGCACGTTATTCCCTTTTTCCAAGTTATCTGTGTTAAAACCAGGAGCCAAGAAACCAGTCTGTTGAAAGTATCGCATACCTCCTCCCCAAAAAGGAGCGCTGTTATATGTTAGGGAAAGAAAGTTAGCAAGCAAGTCAAGAAAAGCCATTTTAGGATTTGCTCCTGACCAAGTCCTGAGGTTGTATTCAAAGTCAATGCTTATCCCCTTGCCTTCTCCTCCAAATTCAAGTCCACGTTTTCTAATCTGTGTAGAGTCAATCACGTTGACTGGCCCCAATACTCTGTTCCAATATGGACCATTGTCTCCATATGACGCTTTATCATATTCTTGAGCCTTTAGATCCATTCCATTTGCGGCCATTCCTATGTTTTGAGCATCGCCTAAGGTCGCAATCAATGCCTGTCTTAACGCAGTCGACTCTGCTGGAATACCTGCAGCGTCTAGTAATTGTTCTACTTTAACTTCATTTCCTTCAACGTCTTGAACAGTTGCAGTCTTATTCTCCCAACTTAGTCCCCAACTAAGAGCCAATACTTCGCTTAGTTTGTTTCCGGTGTCTGCTCCGAACCATGTGACGGCCTGCGCAATAGGAACTAACGGTAAGTTCTCCTTTGATATCATTAAGTTATCTTCTACTGGGACTGGGTATCTTCTTAACGTAATCAACCTATTATTAGGTATCTTTCCATAATACTTACACCAGAGAAAATCAGTTATTGAGTATGGATAAGGATAAATCGGTCCTGCTGAGTTTTTAGAGTCCTTTGCCTGTTCATTTGCCCATTGTACGAGTTTGACTGCACTTGGATTGTGAAAATCCTTTGCTTCCTGTCTAAGAACACCTGGAGTCTTACCTTTAAGTAAGCCTTCAACGTTATCTGTAATGTCTCCAGCCCTCTCATATTTTAACTGATATGGATCAAGGTCAATGTTTCCCGGATTACCGGTGCCTCCGCCGGGTCCAGCCGTTGCTTTTGCAAACTTTGAATATCTAAATACGTTAAATGGGTTGAATAGAGATTCAGTAGCAACTATACGAATCGGCTGGTTTGCCGCACCGTCTGTACCGCCATCAACCTTAGTATCATAAGACTTTTTACCAGATAAGCTAGTTATTGCGTTCTGAGCAGCATTTACTGCATCAAATGAAGCACCATTTGCTCCTCCATTTAAACGATTACCCATCTATGTTCTTTTTTTTATTTATTAGAGTTTGAACCTAGAGTAAGTCTTACTTATCTTTCAGGAAATCTCCAAAGTTCATCACCTTTTTACCGAACTTCTTCTTCTTTTTGGAGACCTTTTTACCAGGACCAGCTAGGAATAGTGGATCAGTAGTATCTGCCGGCAGGGTTCCTGGGGTCTGGTGAGTTTGACCTGGCATTTCTGGATTTATCACAGGTGCACCTGAGTCTGCCACTGAAAGCATGTCTTCTCTAAGAGGACGCTCTCTACCGGTCTTGCCCTCAGCCGATTTGAAAAACTTTGGACCCTCGTCTTTTTTGTATTGACTTAGTCCAGCAGCGTCTGTTCGGAGAGTCTTAGTAACCTTCTCTACTCCCTTATCGAAGTCTCGACCTGCCTGTTTTCCACCGACTGCTGTCACTCCGCCTCTAACTATGTTTAAGATCCCATTAAAGATCGCCTTGTTTTGAGCTGCATTTCTTCTAGCTATTTCTGGGTTTCCTCTATCTTGTATTCCAGATAAAAGACCTATTGCTATCTGGCCGAGTCCCTTTAGAACGTTTCTTAATGGACTCTCTGCGATCCTATCTTCTTCGCTAACTGCTAACTTAACTCTAGTATAAAGAGGTAGCCTAACGTCTGGTTTTAGCTGAATTCCCTTAAAGTTACCCATGTTAATGTCCTTTGAGATGTAATAGTTTCTGATCTCGCGTTCCTTCTCTTTTGCCATGTTCTCAAGCTTAGTGATAGTTTGAGTCTGGTCCTTTTCAGAAAGGCTACAGTCTACATCGCTCTCAATGTATTGAGTCATCCATCTCTTACATAGTTTTAGATAAGATAATTGGTCTTCCTCTGCTCCGCTTTCCTTTGTTCTAGGTCCAGCATTGAATTGGGAGCGTATCCCTCCGTCTGGCATCTCTTGTTTTATTGAAAAATCCATCCATACTGTGTTCTGTTTCTCTAGGGTCTTAAACAGTCTATAGTAATCTCCTCCTGGAGGAAGAACTTCTCCGTTCTGCACCTTAGGTAAGAGGCAAGAGTTTAATCCAGAAAAAAGCTTATTCTTAATTATTAGCTTCTTCTTACAGTTTGGTTTTACTGGAGGAGGTAAAGTCTTTTCCTTTTTCTCAATCGCGGGTTGAATTGCTTCTCTTGCGCCAAGAACGTCGATCAACGGCTTCCAGTTTATTTCCAATGATTCCCTACCTTCTTCGGTGTCTGGAATCTCATCAATCTTTTTAATGTCTTCTTCAATAGACTCTGCAACCTCTTTCTTTATCGCATCCTCACTAGACTTGGACAGCTTTCTAATCACGTCCTTCATAGTCTTTGCGATCTTAACGTCTATTTCGACTTCTTTTCCTTCATCATCTACTCTGATAAGGTTTTTGACCTCTTCTTTGGTCATCTTTTCAGTAGTATCGTCTTCGTATTTTACCTCAAATTCATTGCTCTCTAAGCCCTCGTCAAAACCTCCAATCGCTAAGATTGAAAAAGTCCTTTCCTCACCTTTCTTTCTTAGTTTGTTACCGGTTTCTCGTATTGAAAGCAACGTAGCTGTTTCTAAGTCAGAATCCGGCTGTTTTTCTAAGTAATTAAATATCGTGTATAGTTTATAGATGCGGTTAATCGCTAATGACTCTCTAGCTTTAAGATTATAGAACTTTTTAAAGTCTTCACCATGTTTAAACTTTCTCTTTTCTGAAGAGATCTTATTTAAGTTACTTCTAAGGTTCTTGAGGTATGCTTGAATAAAAGGAAGTCGCTGAGCTTCAGTCATCTTCTTTACAAGCACAGCCAATTCCTTTGACTTTTCTAAGTTACTTAGTTGGTCTGGATCCAAGCCGTCTAACGTCTGACGGATGGCTTCAAATGAGGTGTTTCTAGCATCATTATCATTGATGTCTCCCCCAATCTTTTCCTTTATGATCGTAAATAGGTCAGAAATATCGCCAGTCTCACCTTTTTTCTCCTTGTCTTTGTCCTCATCAGTCTGAGGTTCAGCAGCAACGTCTTTTGTTTTTTCAAAAAGAGCGTTATTCTTCATCCATTGGTTAAGATACTCGGCAAAACTCATCATTTAGTCCTTTTTCTTATTTATCTGCTTCTTGAATCTATCGTAAGGTATTACCCAAAAGTTTCTTTTTACCTTACCCTTTACATAATCATATATTGAAGTCTTCTCGTTTTCTTCTGGATGTTGAATGACCGCATTTTCCAACGGTTCCTGTCCTTTTATGTACTTTTTGTAGTTTTTTCTACTTTCGTGCTCTGACATTTAGCCTCAATTATTTTAGGGTAGTATACTCTCCCTTAATAAGGTTAACATGTTGAGCCTTTCCGTTCTCATGAATGATTACGTGAGAATGCAACCATCCACTGGCTCCGATGTTGTAACCCACTCTTAAATGAGTTGAGGTTCCTACAGCTAGTGCTCCATCTTTTCTACCGGGCGAGTGATAGTGACCTACAACTATCTTGGTGTTTAGGTTTCTAAATTGTTGTAAAGATCCTCTACTTCCTCCAGAACCGATGTCACCATGTTGACCCAATTCCCAACCGTTAACCATATAACTATCACTTCGTCCCAATGTTACGAAGTGGGGATATTTATTATTTATCACCCACGGTATTACACCGTTCGGTGCGTCTCCGCTCAAGATGGCAGCTGAGTACTTCATGTACTCTAGTGAGTTTTTAGGAGTGACTGCTCTTCTCCAGTCTGTGTTTTTCAGCCAACGATCTAAGAAGTCATCGTGGTTGCTTCGAACGATGACTGTATTATAGTCCTCAAACGCTTCGAGTCCTTCTAAGAGGTCTTCAATCTCATTACGTAAAGAATTACTACCTTCCATTTCCTTTTGATACTGAATGAATGGATCCTTTTCTTCATGGTGGCTAATTGATTTGCCATCGAATACATCGTGTAGAATGACATGGTCTGGGTTTATCTTTTCCATCAACTCGATGGTAGACTCGAATACTTGTGGATCATGATGACCGTAATGTAGGTCTCCCCAAACTATCGCAGAGACCCGATTCACTTCGTTTACTTGGCTTTCTCCAGAATAAAATGAAACTTTATAAAAAAGGTCGCTAAAGCTACCATCTTCAGTAGCAGTCACATGTCTCATGAAGAAGACTTCTTCGTTCTTTATCTCTACTATAACAAAGCCTAAAGTATGATGAAACTCTCCTTTCTTACCTGCTCTAGAATCAGTATAGTTCTTCATTGTGCATGCTCCAGTCGACATCATCATTTTAGGTACGCTTCCCTCTAACACAGGAATCATTTCCATCTGTACTTTTGGTGAACCGAACACACATGAATTGATTCCACTCATTCCTTGTAAACCAGTCATTGGATTAACCGCAGTAGGCTGGATCTTTACGTCTGACATTATCGATACATACTTATGGATGTCATGACGATTGGCGTCTAAGTATTTCTCTATTCGTTTTGACCAAACATCATACTTCTTATCGGTAAATACTGATGTTGGATTCTTGTATCTACCTGCAATCACGTGAATGTCTGCATTTATGAAATCGGCATACGTCTCCATGTTTGAAACAAATCTCTCATGGACAGGAGTATCGTTTTGCGCCCAAGTTATTATGAAGCGCTTCTTCTTTTTGTTAAAAGCTTTGGCTTTTGCTAGTTTTAGTTGAGGCGAGTCTTCTTGTGCTCTAGTAGTTAGTCCTAAACGTGATACCCATTTTTCTACCGTTCTGCGAGCAACGCTATATTGCTCAGCGAGCGAAGTCATTCGCTTATCCCAAGAAAGTTCTTTGTTAAAGTAGGTTTCGCTAATTTGGATCTTGTCATCTTCAGTCAATTCTTTAAATCTCATATGAAAACGGGATTTTTTTTGATAGTTTATTATATCAAAAAAATCAAAGAAGTTCTTCCTTATTGAAGCTTTTATCCTTAAGTCTAGAGTCGTTTGACTCATTAACTGGTGTTGAAACTCCAAGCTCTCTTTGTAAGTTAAAGAACTCAGAATGTATGGTTTCCGGTGTTAACCTTTTAAATTCGTTAAAATCAGAGTTTCGAATGGCATCCAAGACTTCTTCCGATTTCACCAAACTAGGCATCTCAACTAAGTTAAAATCTTTTGACATTCGGATAGGAACATTTCTCTTTTTAATGTAATCGAACTGAATTGCATAGTCGTGTAAACGTCTTCCACTCGTTCCCCAAAGTATAGGAGAGTAGTCAGGCGCCAATGCTTTAAGAACATCATCGATGAGACCGCTGTCAACTATTCGATAGTCCTTTATGATTTCAGGATTTGCTTGTTGAATCTTGCTTAGCATCACGTTAAGAAACTTCTTAGATATTGGAGTTCCCTTCGTCTTTTTATTCGTATGAATAGCTATTAAAACGACAGGTTTACCGTTCTTGTTCTTTAGCTGTTCTGCTGCCTGTAAATGTCCTCTAGTGATCGGTTGAAACTGGCCAACCATTATGTTTACCTTCGTCGGTTCTTTTTTTTCCTCTAGGCTAGCATACTCAGTCTCACTAAGTAGCGGCTTGTCGTCTGGTGAAGAGATGAACTGACTAAAGCTTGGAAACAGACCCTCATATATCGCGTCGCCTAGGACAATGTTTCTAACCTTCTGTACAATTAGGTTCAACTGCGAAATCAAATCAGGTGTAAAGAATCCAGAACTAGAACGCTTGCGAGGCTTTCTAAAGAAGTTTAACAGTACCTTATAAATCTCAGCATTCACCGTGCTCTTCTTTATCAATGAAATCACTGAACTGTCTCCTATCAAAGGTATGTTTAATGCAAATTCAGGTCTCTGTAAGTATTCAGGTACTTCAAGCTCAAGGCCATCGTATTTTACCGAATATTCCTTCATAAAGTCCTTATAAATCTTATTGATTAGGTTTATGTATTTTTGGTCGTAATTCGATCCTTCTTGTGAGGCTGCTCTAAGTTCCTCAGGCTGATACATCTCAAAGTGATTCATCAAGTCAATTGCAATCAACCAAATGTAATCCTGTGACATGTTTTTAACTGGTCCCTTTTCTTGTTTTTTCTTTTGAAACATTGGGTCAACCATCTTTGCTAAGTATGAGTGCTCTTCATTATTGTCCACTCCAAAAAACCTAAATATCAGAGTCTCTATCTCTCTATCTCCGAATTCTACAGTCTTTTCTGGACAAAGAATAGCGACAATGTGTTTAGTAAAAGATCTAGTCTTAAACTTTTCCTCTAATTGAGATTCGTCAGAATAGACAAAGTCCAACATCTCTCTTCGTTGTTCGTCGTCTATGCGACCTTCAAATATGATTGGAGGCTGCTCTACTTCTAAGTAATTTGCCCACTTTGTTAACTGCTCTTCTGACTGTAGCGTTTCAATAACGTTTCCTGAATCGTCTAACTTCTGAATATATGAAAGAATCAGATTGTTTTTTAATGGTCTCCCGACTAAGTTGCTGTGGTCTCCTCGATTAAAGTATTCAAATCCAAAAAAGAAGTTAGATGGGATCCTTTCTCTTTTCGGTTGAGGAAGACTTTCAAAAAAGCTGATTGCTGGGTTATAATACTGCATTAGAACTCGATCCACATATGTGATCTCTCCATTCTTTTTAAAGTATTTAAAGGAATCATCTTTAGTCTTCTTTATTCCAAAGAAAGCTCCATTGACCTTTTCGCTTATAATCACATAGTTATTCAAGAGGCCGTTTAAAAAGGCATCGCCCTTCTTTTCTTGAAGTTCTTTAAGATGGTTTATACCAGACATATTTTTATACTCCTTGTTCTTCAGTAGGTTGTTGTTGTTGCTGTTGTTCTACTGCAGGTTGAGACTCAGCAGGTTTTGTGACTTGCATCGACTTTCTAACAGTAGGAGAGTCTATGCTTATTACAATGCTTTCAACATTGTCAGAGTCTTCAGCGTTCTCAATAAAATAATCAACTACTTTCTTTAAATTAAGATTGTTCGGTTGTTCTCCGAATCCGCCTGCAGTTTCTATCTTGGCTCTTAAGTTTTTAGTTGCCTTCCACGTTCCTTGATAGCTTATTGACCAGCAGTAAAATCTTACGTCTTCTGCCTTACTATCATAGTAGTGTTTTATGTCCTTGATTCTTTGGATTGCTGAGTTTGCGTCCTTGTATGTTGTTGCCCTACCTAAGTAATCAGAAGGAACTCCAAACTTTACTCCATCAGAAAGAGCTTCCATCAATTCTTCTATTCTCTCGATGACTTGGTCAGCCGGATACCCTTTAAGTGGAACATTCATTACTTCCGCCTCATTTACAAATTGTGAAAACTTTTTAAGTTTTGGCATTGGTTTCTATTTTTTGTTATTTATTAAAATAGACCTAACTATTTGCCAGTTGATTTAATATAGCTGTAAACCTATCCTCACTCAACTGATCAAAGTTGTTTGTAAATCTAATAAGACGATTAGCTGTTTTTGTGCTGTCTATTGTTTCGATGAATTTACTAAAGAGCTCATCAAAGAGCTGTTTTTCAGCGCCTGCATTCTCAAAGTTTCCAAAGTAATCTTTCTCTCTAACTCCAGTCTTTATATCAGCAGTTCGACTGACATATAGAATCTTACAGTTTTGCCATAGATCGCTCTTTAAGATCTTTTCAAACTCATCGATTAACCTACCTTTTTCCATTCTTTCTCGATATATCGACCATACATATGCTGAGAATATGCAACGATCAAAGACGATGACTTCGTCCTTTAATAGAGATTGGTTTAGTTCTAAGATGGTCATCACGTTCGCTATGCTAAAATAGTGGACACCTGGTCCAGTCTCTTGGTCCCTAAACCCTAATGAATCAATGTATTTTGCAAATTGAAACTTATAATAATGAATCTTTGGATCCTTATTCCTTTTAAAGAACTCTTCCATTAAAAAAGTTTTACCGCTGTGTCTATGTCCTTCTACTAAAATTATCATATCAATTCAATTCTTCTTTTTTCTCCTACCTTAAAGTTATAAAGTCTAATGACCTTTGACTTGTCTACAAAATAAAACCTAACGTCATAAAATTTACTTAGTGACTCAAAGCCAGTTTTATATTTTATGATCTGTTCTAAAGAGTCTTCATATATGCTGACTTCATTTATTGAGGGATTTTCCTCAAGCTCCTTAATGAGAGTGTCGAACTTTTCAGTCGCTCGGCCTAAGCAATATACTGCATCAAATTCTAATCCAGCTGGACTTAGCACAGTGTGAACACATGCCCTTAGGTTTTCTGTTCTATGTGTTATTAATATAGTCCTACTGCTCGCATCATGTATAGAGAGTCTCCAATCTTCTAAGACTGGCGAGATGAATTGAATGTTGTGTAAGGATCTATCCATCGATGATGGATGATCATAGAATGAATATGGAGTCGGAAATGAAAAGTTTCCTTCAGTAGATGCTTCGACTTGCTTACTAGCAGTATAGCTCGGCATTCTTACGATTGTTTCATCTAAATCGAATACGGATATTTTAGTTATTTGTGCCATGACAATAGTTATACTATATTTTATTGATAAATAATAAAAAGTTTTAACCCTGTTGTGATTAAATACCTTAAATTGTTTGAAGATTTTGCTAAAGAAGAGAATGGGGAGAGCTTCGCTCCTTCTTGGTCCGACGTTCGTGATACTATTCAAAATAGATTACCGTTTGCAATAATCATATTCATGAATAAAGACAGTTATTTAGCTGCAAAGTCAAAGTTGTTCTATAACCATGTATACGCTCATCAAAAAGCCTTTCTCTCCAAGGATGGAAAGCTCATAGGCTACCCATCAGTCTTCATAAAGCTAGAAGAAGAACAGCCTTTTTTGGAGTCAATACCTGAAATATACAAAAAGTATAAAATTAAAGCAATGATTGTCGGAGGACAGGGAGAAGAATACGCTAAGTATTACTTTAAGGACGGTAACTCAGCAGTGATTGGAAACGAGATAATGACCTCACTAGATACTGTTGATATGGAAAATGAGGACCACTTTCAAATGGGTTCTAACTTATATAGATTCATTGATTTCGCAGGATAGGAACCTCTTAGGTTTTTTGAGTATAAATCTAAATAATAAATCACATTAAGGTAAGTCAAATGAACGAAGAGACCAAGAAGAAAATAGCTAAAAAGTTTAGTGACAGCAGAGCAACTACATCTGTTGAGATCTATGAAAACATTGAAAAACTTAGTAACTTAAAGACTCTTAAGGAAGCGCAAGTCAACATGCTTTCTCTTAGACAGCGTCTTCTTGAGGACAATCACACTCTCTTAGAAAACATAACTACTTTACGCAAGAAGTTTAGGGAAGAACGCGCCTCTGAGATGGAGAATCTTTCTAAAAACCTACAGATCAGATACCAGTCTAACGAAAAGACTGTCGTGATTGAAGGAAAGACTTCAAGCACCAAAGAATCTCTTGAGCTTTTTGAAAATCAAGTCTCATTCTATAACGAATCTATTAAGACGATTGATAACATCATCTTTGGAATAAAGACTAGGTTAGATATCGAAAAAACATTGGGTCTATAAGTTGTGTTAAAGTTCAAGGTCACCCAAGATAAGAAGTTCATTAAATTGGTAGAGACCACTCTAAATCAAGAGAGGACAGCGCTCTTCAGCGCGTTTAAAAAGAAATCTAAGAAAGCTGCATTCAACGTTTTAGTCGATAGGGGTATCTGGGATGGAATGGACGCATTCATAACTAAGAACGGAGAGATAGCAATCGGCCTGTGGAAGGAGATCTATAACTTTTGTGACAAGTACGGATATGAATGTGAGATCGAAGGCTCTGATCTATTCGTTAATCCCACCATCTCAAAAGATCTTTATCTAAAGTATGTGTCTAACTTACTAGAAGGCATCATTGATGAAAGGGGATTACCGATAGTTCCTAGAGACTATCAGATCGAAGGGGCATTTAGGGCAATCAAATATAGATTCTGTACTGAAGAGCTTGCGACCTCTGCTGGAAAGACTCTAATCTTTTACATATACAATTCCTTCTTAAGGGATGGCGGTAAGATCTCAAAAGAAAAGAAGAGTTTAATCATAGTTCCAAACGTTTCGCTAGTCGGTCAGACTGCTGAGAAGTTTGAGATGTATGCCAAGCCAGGTAAGGAATGGAACGTCTTATCCATAGGTGGAAAAGAAAAGTTTACTCAAGAAAAGTTTGAAGAAGCTGAGGTCGTGATCTCAACATACCAAAGTCTAGTCAATTTACCTATTGAAATATTTAGCAAGTTCTCAATCGTTCAAGTCGATGAGGTTCACAAGTCTAAAGGAAACTCAATTCGAGACATTCTTCTTTCTTGTATAAATTGGGAGTATCGTTTAGGACTTTCTGGAACAGTTAAGATCGACGAAGAGTTTTCGGACTTCTTTAGAGTACAGGAAACAGTTGGACCCTTGGTCATGGTTCTTTCAGCCAAACACCTAATCGATAATGGATATTCTCCAAACATCAAGATCGAGATGGTGAGCCTTAAATACAATGAAAGCGATCCACAAATCCAAAAGTATTGGCACTTAAAGGAGACAGGTAAGGATATGTACAGGGATCCTAAGGACTTCGGAAGGGACATGCTATCAATCGAAAAAGGAATAATATTTGAGAGCAAAGAGCGATTAGACTATATTAGTGACCTCTGTCGAGAGGTAAACAAAAACACACTGATCCTCTTTTCTGATGTTAAAAACGGATACGGTAAGATGATTCAGTCTAAGTTACTAGAATGGAATAAAAATACTTTTTACATAGACGGAGAAGTAGATTCAGTTGATCGCGATCAGTTTAAGGTCGTGCTTGAGTCACAAGACGAGGTGATAATAGTTGCGAGTTACGGTACCTTTGCAACAGGGATCGACTCTAAAAACCTACACCACATAATCTTGGCAGAGTCCATTAAGGCAGAAATCACCTTAAGACAGGCAATCGGTCGAGGCATGCGTAAGCTTGCTGAGAAAAATAACGTGATTGTTTGGGATCTAGTCGATGGCTTAGATGGTTATTCTATAAAACATTCAAAAGTCAGGGAAGAGATCTACAGAGAACAAAAGTTTGAGATCGCCAAGAAGACAGTTAACCTGTCGAATCGATAAACTTCATTTCTTTTGCGGTGATTCCGTCTGGTTTTGGATGACTCTTACATCTAGCTCTGTGCGTGTGAATGAACCAGCCGTCCTTATCTACTCCCATATTGTATCCGCTTGGATAACCGCCTTCTTTGATCTTAGCCTTAAGATCTGGATGTAATGTAAGACCAGTAACCTTTCCTTTTTTAGCATTAGTGACATACTGAATGTGTTTACATGCCTCTTCCTTGTATTCTCTAGGTAGGTTTTTTAGGTTCATGATAGACTTTGTCTTTTCATCACTTTCATACTTAAAAACGTGACCATGCTTGCTTTTTACGACTATTTCTTCAAATAATTTAATGTACTTCATGGATTTATTTATCTCCTGAGTAATGGTTTACCATGATAACTGCATTAGATATGAGCCAGGCCTCGACATCAATGACACAAAATAGAAACATCAACTCAAACTTATAGCACATTAATTCTTCCTCACGCTCAGTCAAAGTTAAATGTAATCTCTTTAGATAAAGGTGTAGAGACTCATGTACTAGAGTTGCCGCGATATCGTTAACATAGCCAGCTTTCATTTGCTTAGTAGAGATCAGTATAGTTGAGTCACCTTCAGTCGTTGAGAAGTTAGCTAGTGTATAGCTTATGTGATTACAATTGGCTTTTAGAAAGACATGATAGAAGGTGTCAGAGGTCTTTATCTTTTCGATTGCAGCATTTACACTGTCTTTCCAACTATCTCCAACATCATCCACCTTTATTTGAGAACAAACGTTTAGAGTAATAAGTAAACTAAGGCATGCTAGTAATTGCTTCATGTATTGCTTTTTTTAGAGCCGATGACACTGTCATCTTATCGAATGGAACTTTATTATCGACTAGTTCGATCATCACTGCTCTTACTTCAACGTCAGATTCTCCGATCCCTTCATACTTGATCCCTTTATAGTAGATGCGAACTCCTACTTGGGTTATCTGATTAGTCTTTTCGACTCCTACTATTCTAATCGTATGTTTAGGTATTCCAAAATAGAATACTTCAACGTCTATGTCCGAGCCTTGACCCAAGCAATATTTTTCAGAAAGCTCGTCCTCAACAATCTGTTTGATCCCAAAACGAATGTCCCTGTTTCCCATCTCTCTAAGCTTGGCAGTAGAATAGACTGAATCGACATAGACACACTCTTGGGCGTTTACGATTAAGTTAAGTAGAACAGTACTGAACAGTAAGGTTAGTTTTCTCATTTTATCTTGTATTTTGTGTAGTCAGTGAAAAGCGGCTTCTCATTCTTGAAGTAATACTTCTCAACAGTCTTGCCGTATTTTATAGTCTTATAATAACCGTCTGGGATAGTTGCACCGCTTGGTAAAACTATTGAGTTTTTAGAATAGACGCATCTTATTTCGACAACGACGTTCTTGTTAGTCTTAGCCAATTCTCTTTCCCTAGCTTCTAATAGTCTCCAAGTAGTTCGGTTTAAATTTTCTTGTTGAAGAGAACAGTTTAGATAGCTAAAGGTCGAATACATCATGTCTCTAGTGCAATTAAAGTCGGCTGCTGGTGCCATATGACCCTTGTCGTATTGGTTCTTTTCGTAGTCCTTATTGTCTGACGTCAATATAGAATCACAAGTATAAAAGTCCATTCCTGATCTAGAAGCAGTACCGTCTCCGCATTGAACTGTGTATCTAACGAATTTAGGTTGTTGGAGTTTTTCAGAATAGACTACCTCAAAAGTCGTTGCTTTAATGTAAATTGAGTCACGTAAAGGTTTCTGTGCAGCTACCATTAAAGGTAGTAGAAATAAGGATAAAATTAATTGTTTCATTTAGTTTGGGTTAGTTTGTATAGCCAGTTCTTATTAGGTAGAAGTTGGTAGATCCTCCACTGACTGGGGAAGAAATAGTCATTGATTGTATTCCTGGATAAGTCGATTTTACGTTAGTTAATCCGACCTTTATTAAGTTCCATTCAGTAGGAGTAAATATCCTGTAATTTGGGGAAGGCCAACTCGTGAACCTACCGGAAATCTTTCCATATATTAAATAAGAATCAGAAACAGTCACTCGACCGTCTTCGTTAACGTCTTCAAGATAATATAACTTAGAGTTCATTGCAATGTTATTAATGTTCATGATCAACGGATATCTTGCATCAGTCACAGATGGCGTTGGGATGCTCACTGACTCTAGTCTTATTTGAAACTGATAGGACTGTGCGTCCAAGTTAGGAACCATTGTATACTGCCCGTTTACGTTTGTGTAATACGTGCCCTTTAGCGTAAACACAGTCTCTGCAGCAGATGGCGTGTATCTTACTGAATAGTTAGTAGCGCTCCATTGTGAAGCGTTCTTCCCTCCGACCGGCACAACATTCGTGTTATCTACATTGACTAGACCGGCAGTCGCGTTATTTGCACCGCATAGCGGCTTGGCTTGATAGTTTACGTCAATCACATTTGTCGTCTCATAAAGAACGAACTGAAAGGTGTGAAGGTTTGTTCTACAGCTATAGTGGGGCACTGCATTAAATGAAACTACTAGCTTCCGATTCGGTGCAGTACCGATCGTAGTATAATAGATGTTTGCTCCACCGGGATAAAGGTCCTCCCAATCTGCCATGACCACGTTTCTCGGTGAGCCTGCGTTAGGGATGTATGCTGCAGTATAACCAGTAGTCTGAGCTGCTGTAAATCCAATCCATCCGTTCGATCCTACGTAAAACTGAGTATAGTTGTTTCCAAAGAAGTTAAAAGTAAAACCTATATTAAAAGGCCCATGAGTAGCATCATCAGATGAAGGGATAACTGTTCCAGCATTAAAGGCAGCTGCTGTGTTGTATGCTGGAAAAGTAACATCATACGGGTCTGTCCTCTTTCCATAAAGATATACTGGGACGTTTGAAAGTCCCTGGTCATTTGCTCCATATACGTATCCTGAATAGGTGAATGGCTGTGCATTGACTTCTATACACAGGATTAATGCTATTGTCCAATTAATAATCTTGTTCCACATGTTATCGTATAATTTAAGGCTTTCTCTTTTATCGCCCATGCCCCACCGGCGTTTATATTAAACTTAAATCTCTTTGTTATTGAGATATTCGTACCTAAGCTTGGAATCACAACATATGGAGATTTCAAGACAAGGTCGTTATAATAGCTAATGTATGGAACGTAAACGAAAAGTCCCATTAGTTTTATGTCAATCCTTTTAAATAACCTTATGTCGTACATTCCTCCTGCAATCAAGGCGCTTCCTATAAAAGGAGTCTTATAGACTTGACCGTATGAGATGGTTCCCATATAGACTGCCTTAAGGTTTTTTATCTTGGGAAACAATAACATCTGTCCCCCAGCTATTGTCCCATACAGGGATCCTCTGCCTTCAAAACCAAGAGTTCCTGTCAAAGAAAGCATTGATATTGATTTTGGTTTTACCCATGCGTAATACGCAGTTGTGTTTGGACCCTTTAAAGCAGAAACATAATCTACCATTACACCGTGTGCTCTAAGTCCGTCCCATCGTAACGAATGATATCCACCAGTTAGCTTTAAACCAGTAGTTACTTCAGAGTTCTTAAAGTTAAAACCTACGAAATCGCTTGATGCAATCACAGTAGGCGCGCCATTTCCGTTATCCTTATTAGCATTCACGGTCTTGACTGCTCCAGCCGTTATGTTTGTTTTTCCTTGTCCTTCTGTCTGGCTTGGCGTCTCTTCGTTATTAGGTGGTCCACTGCCTTCAGAAGAAGAGGAGCCGCTAGAGCTAGTAGTGCTACTAGAGGTGCTAGTATTTCCATTTCCATTTTGAGTCTGATTAGTTTCAGTATTATTTACTTCCGTTTGTTGCGATTCTTGATTGTTCTCGCTATTTCCGCTGCTATTCCCGCTGCTCCCATTAACACTAGAACCCCCAGAGTTAACAGAGCCATTGCCTTCATTACTATTTCCATTAGTCGTTTGATTATTTGATTCAGTACTAGTTCCGCCGATTTGGTTCGGTTCAGTCGAACCTAGAGTCTGGCCAGTCGATGTACTTCCTGTCTCATTTGATCCAGTTTGAGTTGAAGTTCCCACTCCATTTCCAGCAGGACTTTCTCCAGTTGATCCACCAGTTCCTCCACTTCCGCTTGCTCCTGAGCCGACTTGATTTGATTCAGTAGAGGTTTGACCCGTTTGATTATTTGAGCTTCCATTACCTTCATTATTTTCTTCCTCTTCTTCAGATGAACCTGAAGAGTTAGAAGCGGCACCTATACTTCCCGTCAGTAGGTCAGTTGCACCAGACGCCCCAGCAAAATCTGACAAGGCGCTTAACGAATTCAATATGTTCACAACATTGAATGCCGCATTTTGGGCGATCGTCACCGTGCTAGTTATGCCGACTATCTCGGCACACGGTGATCCTTGAAACTGGGAAAAAACAGAGTTTGTCCAAGTATCAAAAGTTCCATCATTAAAATCTGTGTATGAAAAGGTCTCTACGAATCCATAATAACCTACAGTCACATCTCCATTTATAGGAACGACTATCGTCTTTGTGTTTCCTGTACAAGGATCCGAGTAACTATAATTGTAAGTTTGCGCAATAAGGTTAGATGTCCCTATTGCTAGAAGAAGTAAAGATATGAGAGTTTTTATTTTCAATTCTTAAATACACCCTTGCTTATGAGTCGTGTAACGACTCTAGATGATGCCGTCTCCAGCGCTTTTTTTGTGCTTATTCCTATCGTTGATTGGTTGAATTTAACTTCATCTGAGATGTCTCCCAAAATCGATTCAGTCTTTACAGTAACTGCTTCTCCTAATCCAGAACCAACTATCACTTGGCTGGTTTCTGCGTCAACAAACTTTATTTGTAATCCCAATCTAGTAGTTTGAGTCGTTGTCTGTTGACCGTTTACTTTTACTACTTCGTCTTCGGATACTGAGAAGTCATAGACCTCAATGTAAACAAAATACTTTGCTAAAACTATATTACCTTTAACGTTTATCTCGTTTGATGAGATCCCCTTATCTGAGGCCTTGTCTTGGGCAATCATCCTTTGCTTGATATCTTCTTTCTCTTCCGTGAAGATGAATCGATTAGTATACTCCAAGTATTCAATCACGATGTTTGTGACACCTAATCCGACTCTCTTGTCCTTGAGCTCAGGATACATCTCATAGAGCTCTGCATTGATTCCAATCTTTAATAACTGAATAGGAACCTGTATCGTGTCTGTGTAATTAGCCACGACATCAATGTCTTGTTTCTTTTCGAAATCCGCTTGATACTGTTCTGTCTTAACAGTGCCTATGCCTCCACCGTTTTGTGGAGGCTGGGCCTGTAGAGTTTTACAACTAAATAGAATCAGTGCTAGTGTAATAACTGCTAGTTTTCTCATCCTTCGATATCTGTATTTTCAGAGTCATCTGCTGTTCCAGTAACGTTAGAAAGAGATACTCCATCTTCTTCGTCAACTTTTTGAATCAACATCTTGTCTCTATCTTCTGAATTAAACCAATAGTCTACTACTTTGTTTAAGTTACCAACGAACGCTCCTAATAAGATAAGAAGCATTTCCTTCCAGTCTTGACTAACAGTCTGTCCCGTGAAGACTCCTACGTTTATTCCTAGGATGATAAAGAAAAACAATCCAAGTACGATTGCTGTGATTCTCCATCTGTTTGCTTGCATCTGTTGTAACATGTAGTAGAAACGGTTTTTGT